CGCAGGCGTGCGTGGCGGGAGGGTATCCACCCCTACCAATAGCTTGCACCTGCCCCCTGAACAGGCTTTATGTTCGATGCCTCATGCGTTCTGTTGCCGCGCCGCACGTTGCACAGCCGATGGACTGGCCGCACGTTGGCCTCGTCTATCGGTGAGCCGCCCTTGGATATAGGCACTATCTCGTCGCACTCGCACGACCAAGGCGCACGTTTGCGCTTGCCGTCCTTGTCCACGAACCATTGCGGCCTGGACATGTCGATTGGCTGACCGCATATCGCGCACGGTTCGCCGTCCGCTGCTCTTTGCCGCACAATCTTCACGACGCGCTCCCTGGCCTTCCAGTTCGCGTAGCGCGGATTGCTGCTAGGCATTGCGCCTCGGATTGTCCAACGCGCCGTACCTCTGGCGCATCAGGCTCGCGTAGAACTCGCTCGGCTCGTCGTCGTCCATCGGCGTGAGCTGGCGGTCGATGCCGCACGCACGACGGAACGCGCACGCCATGATCGTGTCGAGCCATGACAGGCGCGTGACGAGCGCGGCGATTTCAGGTTTCGTCATTGCATCTTCTTCCGTAAAAGAAACGAGCGGCCAGGGAAAGGAACTGACCGCTCGTGCTGTGCCGCGCAGCGTGGACGAAAGGAGGTGTGCTGCCTAGTGGAAAGGAGGTCGCTGCGGGCAAAAGAAAAGCCGCACGATGGCGGCTCGTTGTTATAGATATCTCATCGTATCGATTTTAAAATAACCCGTCCAAAGGCGCAAGATATTGGGTAAAAGGTTCCACAGTTTGGGGTTTTGGTACTAGATGTTGTGCATCTTGTCGCAGTCTCCGTCCAGGATTGCCGTCAGGCCGACCGAGTCAATCCAGTCGCACACGACGTTAATCTTCATGTTGCCAGTCGTGCGAGAGACAGGCTTGCCGTCGATTTCGATTTCGTCCCATCGCTTGCAGTCGATGTAGCGTGCATCCAGGATGTCGGCGTACTCGCTGCCGAAGCAATCCCTCACGGCCTCGATGATCATCAGCGTCATGCCGATGTAATCCAGCAGTTCATCTTCTCGCTTGCGCAAAAGCTCAAGCTGTTCGCCCCATACGTCCACGTTGCGAATCGCCCTGGCTGCTGTTGGGTCGCTCGTCCCTGGCGCGTGGACGCCAGCGGGACGCCAATCGTCTCCGTCGGAGTCAATCAGCGCCTGGACTTGCGCCAGCTCGATGACAGCGGAGCGGGTCTGCACGAACCTGTCTCGAATCATGCTAACCCACCAGCACGCCGATGGCCATCTTCGCCAGCGCAGCGAGCAGCAAAAGGCTCACGATCACGATGCCGATGCCTACGATGTTTCCTAAAAGTCTCATGCTCTCATCCTCTCTAAACAGCCGTCGCAAGTTCTTTGGTGCGGGTAGCGCGGCTTGAATGTGCCACCGCATTTCGTGCATCGCCTCGGCGTCAGTGACGCAGCGTAGGCGGCACGGTGCAGACGCGCGACGTTCATGCACGCCCTCAATGATTCGGCGTCGTGGTATTGCATCCTGTGTTTGCAGATTGCGGCCCACAAACTGCGCGGTACGGCCACTAGGTTCTCGGGGTCGAAGTTGCGCTTGTCTCCATCGGCAAAAACAATCTGATGACCGCGAGGTATAGGCTTTCCGTTTGCCCTCTCCCACACGATGTGGTGCTTCATGCGGAAGTTGTCGTTCGGGTTGCCCTGCAAGCCGTCGTGGACTTTGACCTCGATGTACCCGTCTCGGCTCACGCGCTCGTAGCCGATTTCGCGCTTGCGCACCGCCGCGATGCCTGACACCTGCCCCTTCTTGAAGCACGTTGCTCGGCTGCGAGCTTGCGATTCGGGACTGATGCCCTGCTCGTCCCAGCTTCTGCCCTTGTTGTGCGGGACGTTGCCCTTCTGGAATCGACCGCCGTTCGTTCCCGATTTGACGCCCAGGCGGTGCTTGGCATTGCCGATTTGACTCGCGGTCAACGGGATACCGAACAATCTCTCATGCTCCTCGCTGATTTCGCGCTCACTGTGCCCGGGGACAAACTCGCGGAACCACGCCTCAGCTTCTTCCGTCCACCTGTGCTGCGCGAGCGTGGCGTCCTTCTTGAGCCCGAGAGTGGACGCCTTTGTGATGAAGCTTGACCGCTTCGGCACGCGCCCGAACTCCAGCGCGAACGCGTCGATGGAATCCTGGACGCTGCCGACGTGGTAGTTCGCACGCAGCCAATCGATCTCGGCTTGCGTGTACTTCCTGTTCACTGTCCACCACCTAGCATCCGAGGCATCCGTGACGCGATGTTTCCCATGTCCACGCCAACAGATTCGTAGGTCTTGACCATGTTGCTCGCTGCGTTGGCGTTGCCGATGATGTTCGATGCGAGCTGGCACACCGTGCGGGACTGCTCGATGCACTGCTCCATCGCGTCCTTGTTCGATGGGTCGATAGATTGCAGCTTGTCCATCTGCGCAAACAGCGCGTCGTTGAGTTGGTCGAATGTGTTCGCCATTTAATCGTCCTTTCCCAACAGCCAATCGGCTGAAACGTCCAATTCCTCGCTAATCGCGGCGAGCTGGTCTGCAATCGGCATCGAGCCGCCGTTCGACCACAGACCCACGGTCTTTCTGTCCACGCCAAGAGCACGAGCGAGGCGCGTGCGGTTGGAGTTGCGCAGTGCCATCGCTTGGCGGAGTCTGCCTGGGAACCTGCGCCGTGCTTCGTCCGCGCTCATGACAGCCTCCTGGTTCCCTCGGCGTCCACCTCTTCGAACAGCTCGCGCCAATCGCCTTCCCACCCGAGTACGTCGGCGATGCGCTGTCCGCGTTTAGGGAAAGGCGGCTCCATCCCGCGCACAATGCGCGACATTGAGCTTTCGTTAACGTCGCTCATGCGTGCGGCTTTCGCTTGGCTCATTCCGCGTTCTTTCAAGACTTGCTCGATTCGGAGCATTTTTCGTTTTGGTTTCTCGCGGCTGTATTCCTCAGCCTTGGCTTTCCACTCATCGCGCTCGGCTGTCAGCTTTTCGAGTGCTTCGCACGTTTCGCAGTAACTCCAATTCGGCTTTCGACATTCGCGCTCCGTGATTGCCGCTTGGCGGTCGAGCCAACCATATGCGATGTCCGCGTCGTAGCAGTCCACGCAGAGATTATCGTTGAGCCATGCCGCCATATCCGCCTCTAGCCTCTCGCGACTGTCAGGCTCGCTGTGCGCCCCGCTTTCATCCTCGGCGGGTACTTTTACGCCTTCGCCCTCAATCGAGCCGTGAGCGTCATTCTGTGGCCTCTGGTGCGCCAATTCGGCTTCCAGTTGCGCGATGTACTCGTCGCGCCGCTCGATTTCGTCCTTGAGCCATGGGTAGTTCCATGGCAAGGCGTGAGGTAGCGTTGAATCGAATGCCATCTATCTTGCGCTCCTTTCTTTTTTCCACGGTTCATAATTTTCGAAGCTCGTTTTCTTGAATATGAACTTGTTGTTGCACCAACGAGCTAGGTGTTTCTGGTAGGGGTCTCTCTTGTCGAACGGCATGACGAACGGATTGGTTCCCATCTTGTGTAGCGTCATGATCCTGTGCATGTCATACTCGGGCGAAGTGTTGAATCCGACAAGCACGTAGAACATAAGCCTGTACGGTCGTATTCCGTTGCGTTTGAGCGTATCTATGCCTTTAGCTACGGCATCGTCTTGCGAGTGTCCATCCCAGGCGAAATGAATCGACTTCGACTGCTTGACCGTTGCTAGTGCCTGTGCTGTCTCGTCGGTTATGAGCCGAATGTCCAACGCCTCCCATACAACATGGACTCCCGCCTTGCTTAACTGCTCGCAATCGCGACAGAACTCGTCGGAATCTGCAAGAAGGTTGTCATCGAGCAATCTCACGACGTCTTGCCCGTCCCAGAAGTCGGACAAGTCGGCGACGTGCCTCACCCCGTTCCCGTCCATTTTCGGTACTACGCACCACGGGCACTTGTTCGGGCACCCTCTTGTAAACCGACCAATCGCCATGTTGCTGTTCGGGTAAAGAGAATAGTCCGGCATGATTCGGTCGTAATCATCGAACGGCATCCTGGCGGTCAAGCTGTACCCGCTACCGCCTTTAAGGGTTTCGCAGTCCGGCATAAACTGCGGCTCTTGTGTGAAGTCGAAAATCTTGGACGCATAGCAGAGGTCTGGGTGGTCGAACAGCGGATCGAAGCCGAGTTTCACACTGTCCCCACGCTGTTTGTGGTGCGTTGACGCACGCATTAAAGCAAGGTTCGGAATCTTACTATCGACGTCAATCAAGCAGACGTCGCTCATTCTTCCTCCTCGATTACCTTCGCGCCGCAGTTCGGGCAGAACTTCGGTGGCGTATCGTCTGCCAGCCCCTTCACGTCTGCCTCGCATTTCGAGCACTGCCACTCGTCAATTGGGCCGAGCACGTTTCTGTATCGACGCATCTCACATTCGCAGCCGCTTGCTTCCGCTCGGCTGTTCCCCAGCGTCGCGGCTATGGCCTGCTCGGGCGTGAGGTTGTGCAATACACATGAGCCGTATTCACCGCGCTCGCTAAACCTATATGGGCAATGGTCGACAATCCAGTATGTCTCTTTTCCCCATGAATCCTCTCGCGCTGAATACTCCACCCCGCGCTCGTCCAGCATGCGCCGCAGTTCGTCCGTTGCGCTCATTCATCCACTTCCTTCCTTAGCGCCCACGCGCAGAAGCCGTCAGGCTCGACAATTGGCTGTTCGTTGTCGAACCTGTAACAAACGCAAACATAGTCGTTTGGATATCTGTCGTAATACTTGCAATCCCTGCACCGCACGATTTCCTCGCGCTTGACATTTGAGAACGTGCCATTGGCAACGTCATACTGCCTATCCATGATGTACTCGGTCATTCGCTCTCCTCCTCGAACAGCTCATCCCATGCGCGTTTAGCTTCATCGGTCATCGGGGTGTAAGCCTTGCAATGGGGCATGTCCTCGTGCGTGTACTCATAGAGCCAGCGAGACTTCGTGTTGCCGCATGTTCCGTAAGAACACTCACCACACGGGCATGGATAGAAGAAATAGCAGCTTGCGCATGTCAGCTCGGTCATTCCGCATCACCACCCAGCTTGCTCTTGCGTTTGCGCTTGCGCTTCCACCATCCGCACGGTTCCCGATTACCGCGCCCCTTGTTCACTACGCCAACGGCACAGTAGCGACCATCGGCATCCTGCTTGTAGTTGCGGCACGTCGAGCACTTGCCTTTCTCGCTCACTCCGCATCGCCCCTCAGCAGTTCGCGTAACTCGTCCTCGTTCTCGGCAATCCAATCGCCGAACATCGTTTCGTCAATGCCGAGGACGGGTATGCCGTCCACAACGCGGTCAACCGTCATGCTCTGCATCACGCAATCGCGCAGCACGTCCTCGATGGTGCGCGGTTTGACGTGGCGAATAGCGGCAGGGTCATATCTCGTGAACTGACCAGGTTTGTATTCGATGACAGCTACCCAATGATTCGGGTACCAGTATTCAAGATGACCTATCGGCCCATTGTCGCCCATACCAGTTGACACTTCTTCGCGTGGGCGAATCGGCACGCCGTCAGCGTCCACGGGTAACTCCATGTAACGTTCGGAGATTTCGCGCTCGATTTCGTTGCATTGCTCGCGCATGTGCTATCCGCACGACTTCATGCCGTCATACGGCTTGTGGCTGTACACCGTGTACGTGCTCCCGTCGTCGGTCACATATGCGCAGTCGAGCCACCTGCTCCACTCGCGCAGCTTGTCGATTGATTCCATCTACTCCACCTCGATTCCCAGCTCGCGCATGCGCTCAACGAACCGCGCATCCATGATGTCCATCTCAGCGACTTCCTCGGCCACCTTGGCCCTGTAGTACAAATCAGCAGTCAGGCTCTCCAGCTCGTTGATTCTGTCTGCCTGTTGGCTCACGATGGCGTTGAGCTGGTTTACCTTCTGCTCAAGCGCTACTTCACGCATCTTAGGCATGCTGTCCACCTCCTTATAGCTCGATTACTTCCATGCCGATTGACTCGGCCACCGCCATTTCCATGCGTGCGCCGACGCTCTTCTTCCAGCCAGGCAGCATCACGATCGCGTCGTAGTAAAGGCCGCGCTGGTTCTTGTTTGTCCCGCGCGTGTCGCTCGATGCGGTCAGCTCGTGCAGGGTTTCGCGCATATATTCCGCGTGCTGCTTCGGCTGCACCCGTCCGCTCGGTGCGAGCTTCGCCGGGTTGTACACCGACCTCGCGCCCTTGCCGCGCACGTACTTCTCCGCTTCGTCGAACAGCTCGCGGTTCCAGTTCGGCATGCCCGTCATGGGGCCCGACAGGAACACGCGGCGTCCGGTCATGTTGCCGAGCATCGTCCACTTCCTCTCTGCGCGTTTGGCACATCCCTCGCGCGCGTGTATCTATACTTATTTATTCCTTCTTCTTTTTTTAAGGTTAAGAATATGGCGTGTGCCAATGTGCCAAATGTGCCAGCTTGCCGCTTGACCTGCGTTTTTATGTGGCACATTCTGGCGCATTTCGGCACATCTACCTGTTCTTGTAGTCGTAAACCCGCACGGTTTTGCGCCCGTCAGAGTAATCACGATGCTCCAATTTTTGGCACCTAAGCCTGAAATATGTGCCAATTTGTGCACTCAATGTGCCGCTTGCCATCGCCGTCCGCGCGTACCCGTTTCGTTCGCACCAGGCGACGTACTGTTGATGTACTTCCTCCTTCGTGAGCCCCACGATCCGCTCTGCCGTGATGCCCTCGTCGTTGAACCACTGGAGCGCCGTGTTGCCCTCCCGCGCCAGGTCGCCTTTCATGGCTTCCGCAAGCTCGTTCGGCGTGGGGCCGTTCTGCGAGATCACGCGACGCAAACCCTCGACACCGAGTACGCATGCGTACTCCAGCACGCTTTCCTCGCGCAGCTTGTCGCCAATCATTGGGTCGTAATCTGGGTCTGTCCGCTTGAACACGGCGTTGAACTCAATCGGCATGAAGCGCCGCATGAAACCGGGCGTCGTGTCAGCCAGGCGCGGGAACGCGTTGCAGCTGAACACCATCGTGCAGTAGGGCTCGAACTTGAAGCCCGTGCCGCCCTTCACGTCCGTGAACATGAGGTCGCCCGTCGCCACGCTCTTGATGATTGAGCAATCGCGGTCATCCAGGTAGCCGGATGCAATGTCGTCTCCCAGGTTCGCCGTCTTGCCGACGATGTGAGCGCCCAGGAACCGCGCCGTGATATCCTTCGGCTGCAAGCCGCTTATGTTCTCTTCGCCCACAACGTCCTTTAGCAATCCGATGTACGTTGACTTGCCGTTGCTCCCCTCGCCGATGAGGACGGGGAAAACAGGGCAACGCTTCACGCTGCGCATCATGCACACACCGATGAACTCCGTGAGGTTGCACAGCACGGCCATGTCACCGCACGCCATGCGGTCGAGCGTGTGATCTAAAAGCTCGCTCGATGCTTCTGGGTTCCAGTTGTGAGGTATCACGTTGGGTATTACATCGGTTGGCAACCAATCACGGAACTCCATCGTGTTAATGTCGAGCACGCCGTTCTTAAACGCGATGAGGTTCCACGGAGACTGCCGCAACCTCGGCGCCTTCGCCTGGACGAACGCCTTGACCTCTTTCCTGTTCGATGTCGTGCTGTCCTCGTTCATGTCGATGATCGCGGCGTCGAACGCGTCCCAGCCGGTTACATACCGCCCGAAATCAGGCTCCCGCAACGCTGGCATGCCGTCCACGAACGCCGCTCCGCGCTTCTCGATAAGCTCGTGCGCCACCTTCGCGTGGTCGAACTTTCGCGGTCTCCCACGTCCACGTTTTTCTTGCGCTTTGGCTTCTTCCGACAGGCCAATTGGCAGCGAACAGACAGAGTTGATAATCTTTTTCAGTTCGGCTTCTGGCAACGGTGGGTCACACTTCATCTGATTCAATGTGGACAGCCACGCCGCAATGGTGTCATCGTCGGAGCCTTTGGCGCGTGCGCTACATCCTTGCTCATACAAGAAGTTGTTTCGCCCCTCGCCGTCTCTGACTCGCTCTTTCGGTACTTTTACCTTTCCTCTTTTGCCGTCCTTGTCAGCACCGCGCCGATTGTCGTACACCCACTGAATACAAGCCTTATCAGTGGACGTTGCCTTTGCTGGCGGCATATCTTCGGGCGATATATCCCATGTGTATGGTTGCCCAGTGTCGGGATGGATGCTTGGCGGTGCAACGATGTAATTACCGTCACACCGCAAGTCAATGAATATCGTGTCGCTTTGGCACCCGCTGATTCTTGTATCGCCGACGTTGAAATAGTAGTGCATACCGCCCGTGCCAGTCTTAACACAGCACGTTTCCGAGATTTCACCGTGATCTAGCTCCCAATCGCGCAGCATGTCAGAGCCAAGAACGGGATGCTTGTCGGGTTTATCGTCCACGTCGATGACGCACAGCCCGTTTCCGGTAGCAATTCCAATGTTATAGTTCGGGTTTCTGCCCCACCACTCGCGGATCTGCGCTTCGTCGGTTGAGCACTCGTTCTTCCACGATGAAACTGCGAACTTGTCCTTTTGCCTTGGTTGCAGCGGGAAAACAGGCCAGCCCATCGAGGCGTATAAGAGCGCGGCGTCCAGGAACTCGCTATTTGTCATAACTCACCCCCAATATCTCGCACACTCTGCGCGCCGATTCGCTCGGCCTACAGAACTCGAAAACGACGCCGTAGCGCTCTTCCATCGTGCGCAGCGTCTTTGACAGCGACGGCCCCTGAATCGGCTTCACCGTCCCGTGCCTTGCGCAGCGTCCGCGCGGGCTCATGGGAGCGCACGCAGAACGCCTCCTTATCTCGCACGACCTGCAATGCGGGTTCGTCCACTTCACCAGGTCGCGCGGCTTTTCCTCGACCAGCACGACGAGCTTGCACCCCGCCGCGTTCGCGCGCTCGATCTCGCGCTTGAAGCGAGCGTGGTCGCGCCGCACGTTCTGCGCCAGCTCCGCCACGCTCCGCTTCGTGTCAACGCTGATGTTCGAGCCGTCGGTCATGTAATCGCCGAAGTCGAGCTTCCGCACTTCGGTGTCCACGCCGTGGCTCTCCCACCAGCGCATCTTGGCGTTGTGCTTGCCTGCGTGCTGCCTCGTGTCGCAATACAGCACCATGGTCTACATAAACGGGATGTCGTCGTACGTGCCGTCCGTGTTGAGCGCTACGCCCGAACGAGAGGTGGACGTATCCGCGCGCTTGTCGGTGATTTTCGGCTCGCCGTGGTTGCCGCTGTGAACGTCGTCAACGCTGATGATCTCGCCGACCTTGAAGCGCCAGTTGTCGTAGCCTCGATCGTTCGTCGTGACCGTCCCGTTGAGCAAAACGCCGAATCGCTTGCCGAGGAACAGGTTCCAGGCGTCCGCTTCGAGCGCGGCCATCGGGTCGAAGCCGGGGTTCGACTTCGCGAGCACGTCATTGAACCACTTGAGCTTTCCGAGGTTGTACCAGCCATATGCCGCCTGATGCATCCAGTCTTTCGCGGGGTCGTAGCCGTTGCCGTCGAGGTAGAAGTCGCGCGAGAACTCCCCTGCGAACTCGCCCTCGTCGATATCGAACACGAACCACGCCATCTTCTCGGCATCGGACGTGCATTCCTTCTTGTTCCAGTTGTCGAACCACTCGGTGCGCACGGCTACAATCTTCACGACGTATGCGCCCGGCTCCATCTGTTTGAACGTCCCGCCCTGCGTGGCCTCTGCGGACGTGTACGCTGCTTTGTCGATTTTTGGCATGATTAGTTCCTTTCGATGATTCCCGCACTCGCCATCTGCTCGTGCGCCAACAACATGAAGTCAACCTGGGAGTCCAGGTAGTCGTGATTGCGGAGCAGCGTCAGGGCTAAGTGCATGCCGCACAGCACGTCCTGCTCTCGCTGCGTGGACGCTGCGCCGATTTCTTTGCTCAGAACGTTCAGAACGCCGTCCACGTCGTACTCGTCCATGTAGATGCGGCTTGAATGCCTGCTAAGTGTCACCGTTCCCTCCAATCCTCGCAGGTGTCGTTCCTGCGTACCATCTCAATGTCATCCCAGCCGTCGAACTTGCAGAAGCCCCACTCGTCGGGTATCCACTTCGGAATCGCGCCCTCGATGATGGGCTTGTCGAGCTTGCCGCGTGCGCTGATGAAGCATCCGCAGCGTTCGCACGTCGTGTACTTCTGCTCGGTCATCCTCCCGCGCTCTGAATCGCGCTCTGCGCGTTCGCGGGGGCTTGTGCAGTAACTAGGCCAGGTGGACGTATAATCGCGGCTCATACCGCAATGTATGGGCGCTAAGTACGTCATTTCGCGGCCTTCCCCTCGCGTTTGAGCGGAGCGAGACCCCAGTAATCGCGAATCGCGGTGTCCACGGCTTTGAGGTCGTTGTCCATCACGTCTGGCAGCATGTCCATCGGTGCCTTCGCGCCGTTGAAGCCGTCGCCCTTGGTGACGAAGACGTGCTTTCCGTCCAGGATGGTGGACTGAATCACGATCGGGCACGCGCCCTCGATGTTGAACTTCTCGTCGAGCATCCGACCGATGGTCTTCGGATGGCGCACGCCGTTGGCATCAGGCGTGTCGTAGTGGTGCAGCAGGTACACGATGGTGTCTTCGTCCGTTTGCGTGGCCCACTCGATGACGCGCTCGAAGTTCAGGGCCATGTCGGTATACTTCTGGTAGCCTGTTTCCTTGGCGCGCCTGAAATTCTCCAACTGCATGAGGTAGCCGCTATCGTCGATGACGTAGGCGCGCAGCTTGTTCGCCTTGAGCGCCTGTTGAATCGTCCCGTAATTTGCGTGGTCAACCTTCGGAAGCTTCTTGCGGAACGGCAGCGGCTTTCCCATGACGTTCAGGATGCCGATTTCGTCTGGCTCGAAGTTGCGCAAGCTGGTGGACTTCCCAGAGCCGCTATCGCCGAGAACAAGAACACAGATACCCACTTAACTCACCTCCACTTCATCGCTGGCCTTGTAGTAGCCTTTCGTCGCCCACACGGTTTCGTCGGCCTCCGTGATCGCGCAGATATTGAAGCCATCGTCGGCGCACGTGACCGTGACGCTCTTGAAGCCTTGCACGTGCATTTCCTGTGCTAAGATTCGGCACGCGGTGGTAATCTCGTTGTCCAGCACCTTCACATCACCACCGCCTTGAGCCAATCGACCATCAGCATCGCCGCGCACCACGCGAACGTGAGCACCACGACGATTTGCCCCATGGTCAAACGTGCTATAATTCGTTTCATGTCCATCCTTTCTACTCGGTTTGTGGACAATCGAGCGTCCCGTGTGCCAGCACGTGGCGCTCATTTTTTCTCGGGCACTTCGCCCTTCGGGAAACCGCACGGCAAATCCGGCAAAGTGATAAACGCGAACTTTTGTGGATACAAATTGTGGGCTTGCGCCGTGCGGCCTCCAGAAGAGCGCCAGCGACGTGGAAAAAGGGGAAAGAACGCCGCTGGGCTAAAATGAGTGGTTCGTTAGTAATCAGACAGGAGCGTTGCCGTCGATATGCCCATGATTTCGGCCAGCTTGTTGAGTTCGCTCAGTTTCCAGTCGTATTCGCCGCGCCTCTTGCGGCTGAACTGGAGTCCAGACAGGCCGACCACGGTGGACAGCTCTTCCTGCGTCAACCCGCTTTTGCGCAGATATACGGTGATGCGGGAATCAATGTTCTGTACTTCTGGCATGTTCACCCCTCTCGTCATATAAAAACTTTTATGCGCTGGAAACAGTAGAACATAAAAACTTTTATGCGTCAATAAATACTTTTATATTTGTGCCAAATAATTTATAATCAGGCTCCAGCTTGCAAAAAGGCGGTGAGAGCTATGTTGTTTGGTGATAAGGTCAATAAGATTGCCGAAGAAAAAGGTCTTAGTCAGAAAGACCTGGTAATCCGCTCTGGAATGTCTCAGCCGCGTATAAGCATGATCACGCGCAACAAAGTCACAGACCCGCGCTTGCAGACCATTAAATTGATGGCGAAAGCCCTGGACGTCAGCGTGTCCGATTTGGTGGACGATGTTGACGCGATCGAAAACTTCTCCGAAGACGCCCCGCACGTCGAATATTCGGTGGTGAAACTCGATGGCACGCCGGAAGAATAAGCGCCGCTCCACCATCGGCACGATCGAGAAGCGCGGCGAGAACTCGTTTCGCATCAAAGTTATGCTCGATGGCGAGCTGTTCACAGAAACCGTCCACGGCTCGTTCCAGGACGCGGACGAACGACTGCTCGACATCCAGCTCGGAAGGGCCGCAGCGAACCGCTCGATTACGTGGGAGCGATACTGGCGCGTTTACGTCGAGCCGACGTTCGACAACCTCAAGCCGAAGACCGTCCACGAGTACAGGCGGCTGTGGGCCGTGGACATTGAACCGGCGATTGGCTCGCGCCGCGTGGCTGAAACCGATTGGCGCGCCGTGCAGAAGCTCATGGATTCCATGAAGGCCACGCCGTCGAAGCAGCACCACGCGTTCGCCCTCATGCGGAAGGTGTGCAACTACGCCGTGCGAGACGGAATCCTACAGCGCAATCCGTGCGACCGCTCAATCAGGCTCGCGCCCGTGGTCAAGAAGAAGAAGGTCGAACCTACGCCGCAGCTCGTCGTGGACACCATCGAAGCGGCCATGTCCACCAAGTACGCCCCCGTGGTCATCTGTATGCTGGGTTGCGGGCTCCGCGTCGAGGAGGCGTGCGCACTCGATTGGAGCGATGTGACCGAACGGGAAGTGGACGGCAAGCGGTACGCGGCTCTGAGCGTCCATCAGACGGCGGTTTCGATTAACGGTAAGCTCATCATGCAGGACGATACAAAAACGCCCGACAGCGCCCGCACGGTGCTTCTAGGAGAGCCGTTCGCGTCGCTTCTGCTCGAACTCCGCGCCGACGGCCCGATGATCGCGTCGAAAAAGGGGCGCACCTCCCCAGCCACCATATCGAAGAACTGGCTCGAATGGTGCCGACGCAACGATGCGTTGCACGTTCCGCTGTTGCAGATGCGCAGCGTCTACGCCACGCTCGCGTGCGAGTGCGTGGACTCCTCGCTCGTCTCGCTCGTCCTGGGCCACACGGACGGCACAACCCGTGGACGCAACTACCAGCAGGCCACCATCCACGGCATGGCGATTGTCGCCGATGCTTACGGAGCTCTTTTTTTTGGGACAATCTTGGGACAATATTTATTTAAATTGGGACAAAATGCCTTTAATTTCGCGCTAAATTCCTGAAATGGCAAAAAATAAAGGTCAGAGTTTTTACGCTCTGACCTGGTGTTTTCGTGGAGCCAGCGACAGGAATCGAACCCGCAACCCACTGATTACAAATCAGCGGTTAGCTCGCCTACCATCAGGCGTTTTTCCACCTATTTGGGATAAATTGGGGATAGTTGACCTTTTTGCTCATAGTACCCACTGATTTTTTGATACGGAAAATAGGTACGCTAACTGCAATCTTAAATGTCCGTTTCCGCGCACAAAAAAAGCCCCCGCATTACGCGGGGGGTGTATTGCATTCTGCATTACATTTCGTGGACGAGCATCGCCGCGATCACGACGACGAAGACGAGAGCGCCGGACAGAAGCACGATCACTTCCCACCACCTGCGCAGTCGAGCACCATCTTGCGGCCGAGACCGTTGTTAATGATAGTGAAGCTGCCGTCGCGGTTCTCCATCAGGAACCACTCCTGATTCGCCCCGCCGTGGCGATGCCAGATGCACAGACCCGCGCCGTCCTCCTCGGACGCGCCCACGACATCAAGGCACAGCGAATCGTCGAGCGCGGACACGATTTCCACGCTGCCGTTGTCCTTGGACATGAACTTCCACTGCTGGTTCGCCCCGAAGTGCGGCTTGTACAGCTGAACCTTCGCGCCCTCCTTGGCCTCCGCGTACATAACGTCCACTGCCCGTTTGTCGGCCATGTTGACGAGCAGCTTGCCGTTCGCAGCGTCCTCGATGGCGAATCGCTGATTGGTGCCGCCGTTCGACGCCCACATGACGAGCGGCCATGCTTTAGGCGGTTCGTCCACGTCGGCCTTGTGGTTGTAGGCTAGAATGCCGTCCCATGGGAAGTCGTAGTACGGCTTGTCGGTCACGAACTCCCAGCCCGTCTGGTCGCCTACCTGACCACCGACGATGCCGCCCCATTCGTTGATTGACGCCTCGCTCAGCGTGTCTGGTATGGCGTTCTGGCACATGGCGGTGTGGTGCGTCTCGTTGAGGTAGACGTCGCCCTTCTGCGCCACATAGCCGTCCCCCATGGGGTGCCAGTCGAACAGGCCGCTGTTCACGAACGTCCACTTCATGTTGCCCGTGTAGGTGGCTCCGCTCAACGCGCCCTCCCACTTAGAGCCGCGCAATGCCTCGCTCCAACAGTCGATGACGCTCGAACTGCAATCTCGGTCGCCGACGAGGAACTGCCCCGTCACACCGTCGCACTCCCAATATTCCAATGGGCCGCTTCCCCAGCGTCCGTCGCCCTGAGAATAGCCGAATCTGTCATCTATCGCCATCCTCGCGTGAAAATACGCGGCGACTTCTGCTCTGTTAATCATCTTCGCCCTCTTCGCGCTCTGGCTCCTTGACGGATGCGAGCAACTTGAACGCAGCGTTGTTCTTGAGCTGCGGGTTTAATTCGGCCAAAAGCTCCATGATGCTGCCTAATTCCATGACGATGAGCGCAATCAAGAAGAACGCGAGAACCGGACCATTGAAGCCGAGGTCAAGCCCAGCGAACAGTAAGCCGTCCACGATCACGCCGACCGCGATGATGCCGAACTCGCTCAACTTGTGGACGATGCCATCGCGCAAGACGGTGGACGAGAAGTTCTTGGTCATGAGCGCGTTGCTGATGCCGAAGATTACGTCCAGGATTACAAGCGCCATGAATGCGAACAATGCCGCCTGAATCTGCCCGTTGTCTCGAACGGGGCTTAGAAATACGTCGATGTACTGCGGTGCCATGGTTTATGCTCCTTACTCTATCCATGCTTCGACCCGTGTAATTGCTATCTGCTTGCTGCTGTATTGCGCAATGTTGCCGATTAGTTCATAGTTGCCAGTTCGCGAAATCGTGATTGACGTTCCGCTGAGCAGATAAATTGTTGAGTTTACCCAATACGCGCTTGTGTCAGGGTACGACGTGAAAACGTTAATGTATTTGCCATCTGGGTTCACAACGTCAACGCTTGCCACATAGCCGTTGTTGTCCTTCGCGTAGATTCGCGCCCGGTTGTAGCCAGCAAGCGTGTCGTTCAACGTCGGCTCGTTTCCCAGCGCCGCGTTTTCGTCATAGAACAGCACGTCAGGCGAATACTTGATTGCTCGTCCGTCGTTGTTGTTCTGTGCGTGCATGTCGCCAGTCGTGAACACGCGAACGCCGTTCCAGTTTACGATGAGATTAGTCAGCTGCGCACCCGACATCGGGAATGTTCCGTCAGGCTCGAACGGTGCATTAAGGTATTGCACAGAAGAGCCGATGTTTTTGCGCACCGAAAAACCGCATATTTCAGCGGTTCCCCCGCTTTCTGGCACGTCGCCGATTTGTAACACGATCGTGTTGTCACCGTACAGCGCAACGTCGTTTGACTTAATACCGAACGATGTTCTGTCCGCGCCAGCCAGAAACGTTGTGATTGCCTGTATGACCGCCGCGCCGTTTAGCATGTCGATTGTCGCGTTTTGCGTGCTTGCCGCCAGCTTGATATCGTCCTCGTCGAACGATGCGAGCACGTTGCCAGCCGTTGGCGTTGTCCCGCTCCACGTAACGCTCACCACGTCGAACGACCCGTTGGCGTTCACCAGCGCACCGACCGTGTTTCCAGTTTTGCAAACGAGCACGCCGTCAGCGTATTGGCGAATAATCGTGCTGATGCTGTCAACCGCGTCTTGCGCGGCCTGCGCCGTGGTGACTGCCGTTGTAACGTCGGCTTCGGTCTGCGTTATGCGCGTTTCGTTCTGTGCGGTATATTCCACAATCGCCGTGTCCCTCCACCAGCTCGTGTCGAACTCTGGCGTGACCTCCGCTATGATTCGCACCGTGTCGCCGTCCTGGACGGTGGGCAGGGAGACTTCGCCGAGGTCGATGATTTCCGTATCCAAAAGCGGATAGAGAATCTGCAACGGGTTCGCCGACAACCAGCTCTCCACAGCGTCCGCGTTGGCGAACAGGGATTTCGTTGCGCGTATGTACACGCCGTCGTTCCAGACGCTAACGCCTGGCGTCGTTGCGGCCGACCACAGTGACGGCTGCACCGCGTAGCTCGACGTGACGGTGTCCTGGTCGCTGAGGACGCGCCTATCGGCACGAGTCGAGTACTTCCAGTCCATATCGTACGTTCCGCGTATGGCCCAACTGTCGAGTTGGGCCTTCGTTCTGTCGGCCGTCACCGTTTCGTCGCCGTCGAATACGAGCTTGCCGACGTTCTTCTCAATCCACGCTTGCCCATTTTCGACGTGCAGCACGTCCTGCGTGCCGTCTGGCAACGATGCGAGGGTGTGGCCTTGGAGGTCGATTGGCGTCACGGTTTCGGTGCCGTCGTGCGTGACACCGATTCCGATGGAGCCGTATGGAACGAACGGCATCGCGCTTCGCGACACCATCATCACGCCATCGTCGTACATTCTGGCTGACATTCTGACGTACGCCGCATTGCTCGGCGCAACGATATCATCAAATGACGCGGACTCCTCAGCATAGGCCTTCGCTGGTCTGTTCGCGATAGTCGTGTATGCCGAATCGAAGAACCTGTAGGCCAGCCATCCCTGCTCGCCAGACGAGTTCGCTGTGTAAAATGTATAGCTCTCGCCAGCGATAACTGGGATGTACGCTGTAGTCTGTTCTTTCATGGTTGCGGACTGCGCGGCAAGTCCAGGGTCTACCGTTCCCGCCGCTGTAGCCGCCATGTACCCATTTTGGAAAGCCGAAGGGTCTGCGAGATTCATCCCCCGCACCGTCCGAATCTCCACTGGCGCATCGGGCGTCGGCGTGCCGTCCTGAATGGATTCGCCGTACACCGTGAGGTCGCGCAGAGGGAGCCCCGCCGCGTCCGTGGTGGTGATTGAGCGGCCAGAGCCAGAGGCGGTGTTCAACGCTTCGTCCTTGGTGGCGTAGGTCTGCGAAACCGTCGAAATGATTTGGTCTGGCAGCACGTCGATGCGTGCGTTTGCGCTGTCGATGCTGCCAGGTTGGTCAACTCCCACTGGCGTGCCGTCGAGCAGCGTCACGATCACGTCCGCGCCCTCCACGATGCCGCCAGCGGTCGGGATGGTCATTTCTGCGTTATCGCCGCCAGCAACCGTGTCCAGGATGACGGTCACGGAGCCGTCTGAGGAATCGCCAGTTGCAACGCCGCGAACCTGGGAGGTCTTTGGCGTTCCCGCCGTAGCCTCGCGCACGATGTCGCGTGGTTTTGGGAACAGCATCTTCGCAAGCTCGTAATCGCTAGTCAATGTAGCCTCCCTTTAGGTCTAGCTCCCACGTCCACGCCGTGAGGTCTAAGGATGCGTCCGACACCATCCATCGCTTGGTGATGCCGTCCTTGGTTGTCAAACGCTCAATCATGCCTACGTTGAGCGGTCGGTACATGAGACCGTGGGAAATCGAGTCCGATTGATTCAATGATTCGTCCAGCAGTTGCCGCGCTTTGTCGCGTGCCGCGTCATTGCTGAATGGCCAGAGTCCCGTCACCTTCTCGAATCGGTCGTTGCGGAATCCTCGCCTGTCGAACGACGAGAACGACCCCTGCGGAACGTCCACGGCACCAGTCACGGAGTTATCGCCATCTTCCGAGCGGACAATCACGCGCGATGGAAGCTCGTACTCCTCGTAATCGCCGCTCACGTCACCGACGACCATGCCGCGCTTGTCCCGTTCGTCGCATGAGAATTCCACGCCACGGGAAGACGGCGCGATGTAGCGAGAGATTGAGATTGTGCCGTCAGAGTCCACGGACAGCTGATTGCCCGACGAATCGCATACGCCGTTTAAGACTGAGAGGTAGGAATCGCCCGGTTCGTAAACCGTGTTAGCTCCGAACACGTAATCGTTGGCGTTGTCCACTCGGTGGGGTCTGCGCAGCGTCGAGCAGATTTGATCGTAAACATCGAGCGCCTTGGCTCCGTATGCCACGGAGTAGCCATAAGTAGGCACAGCGGAATCGAGCGCACTTAGCGACGATTGCAGCGTCCAATCGACCGATAGGGAATCGCCCTCGCCGCTCCACGATGCCGCGCCCACAAAGCCAGTGAACAACGGCTCCACGAGCAGCGTGCCAGTATAGTCGCTCACGGTGTGGACGATGCGGAGCCAGGATGAACCATCGAATCCATGGTCGCCGATTGTGGTCAGCGACGCTCCCGCGCGTGTGTCGGAGTAGTAGTGCAGCTCTAATTTGCCGCCCGTGACGCCGCTCAATTCCCCACGCACCGTGGACAAGTCGAACGGGTCAACCATGAGAACGCGCAGAGAGTGCGCCAGGTCTCCGCGCGTCCAATCTACCATTGCTCGCCCCTAGCGTTGAGTTCGATTCTGTAGGCGTCGTCCGTCACGCGCTCGATGTTGCCGCCCGTGATGCAAACCTGCGCCCAGAAGCCGTTTGGTAGCCGCAGATGGGCATGCCCAGAGTGGACGAACCAATCCCACGTGGCGCGTTGGGCGTCCACGTCGCCTCCGAACAGTGCGCCCTCGACGGTCATGCGCTGCTCGGTGGTTTCCTTCGGAATGTAGACAGGCCGCTCACGTCCTGCAACCTCGAAGCTCTCCACGGTGCGGTCGTAGCTCGGGTCTGCGCTCGGTGCGCCGTCCATGCCGCCGATGATTGCGAGGTCTCGCGTCAAATCCTGCGAGGTCACGTGGATGTTGGTATCCTCAATCGCCGCGAACGTTTGCAGCTTGCTCGCCCAGGTGGACGAATCGCCCACGGTGCCGAGCACTTGCCATGGTACGCCGATTGGCGGTGCGCACTTCCACGGGGAATCTCCATTCAATGGGATGAACCGCGTGCCGTGTCCCTCGGTTACGACCAACCACGCCTTCGCATCGGTATCGCTCGCCGTGATCGTGGCAATGGCGTCGGTCACGGTGGCGCTCAACGTGAGTCCCGCGCCATGCGAGCCTTCGTAACTCACAGTGGCCGTGAAATCGTCCGTGACGGTCAATCCGTCGATGGTCTTGATGGTTGCACGAACTGATACAGATTCGCCGTCAGAGGGCAATCTGACCAGCTCCGCGTGCGGGATTGTGGTCGTGCCAGACGCCCCGCCGATGGTCGTCCACGTGCCCCAGAGGTCGCATTCGAGCGTTACCTGATTGCCGCCCTGCGTGCCGTCCGAGGCCCATCCGACAGTCAGGCCATCGGGCGACAGCATCACGTCGAGCTGGCTGATGGTGAGTTCGCGCACGGTTGAGATTCCGTACGTCATCATCGGCGAATGCGCTGGCACGGAATCGGCTCCCCAGGATGCACGCCATGACCTGACTTTGATTTCGATGTCAGTTCGGTCGTAGGTGGTCGAGTTGTCCACGTCGATGCCGTTGGTGGCCCATGCCATGCCGCCGATTTGGTCGGTCGAGCAATTCGAGCTACCAGGCGCACCGAAGCCGAACCACGCCGTTGAATCATCGGCGAGCGACTTCCAGTCCGTCCACTCGCTCATCCAATCTGCGCCAGCGTTGCGCGTGCGGGTGCGGTAGGCGAGCTGATACAGCGGCTCCGAGCATTTGAACGCTGGGAAGAACGCGCCGTCCGATATCACCACGGTGGACGCTCCGAGCGTGCCGCGTGTTGCACCGCCGCCGCCCTGGGATGGTGTGGGGAGTGCGGAGTAGAACGTCGCGTTGCCGCCCTCCGCGAGCCATTCGGTCGGCACAAGGACGAACTTCTGGTTTGCTCCCGCGTTGTTAGACCAAATCTCGATGTTTGTATTGAGGCTCGTCGATTGCCCCGTCACGTCCAGGACGTAATTTGTCGCGCCAAACGCGCCGATGATCACAACGGGATAAGCCGTGCCGTTGACCAACTGCGTGCCGCTCTCCACGAGCTTCCATCGCTGGTTCTCGGCTCCCGAGTAGTCGTACATGAGCACGTTCGAGCCGTCGGCCTTTCGGTTGCCCGAAACGTCGAGCGACTTGCCCGTTTCCGCGTCTCTAAGCGTCGTGATGCCGCTCGTGGTGGACACGTCCCATTTCTGCGCGTTGGTGTCGTTCCTGCTCCAAATCGCCACGTTCGCGCAGTTCGCCGTGGAGTTGCCGAAAACATCGAGCGCCATGTCCGTGTCCATGACGAGCAGCAGCTCATAGGTTCCGTTCGCAATCGCCATTAAATCGCTCCAATCCTGTGAAGGTCGAGCAGGTAGGTCTTGGTGGCGTCCCTGATGCCCACCTCATCGTTGATGCGTGCGCCGTCGATGATGACCGTGGGCGAGCTGCCGCCGTTCATCTGATTTGACAGAGCCTCCGCGAAGTCGGTCATAAGACCGCCTGATTTCGGCAGAATCATTTCGGGCCCAGCTTCGCCCGCGCCGATTAATGTCGCGCCGTCAACGAAGCCGCCCTTGGCGTACCACTCGATTGAAATCGACGGAGTGTTGCCGCCAAGCCAATCGAGAGGATTCGGCGAACCCGAAACGCTGAAATGCGGCAGCGGGATGTGCGGCCATTGGATGTTGAAGTTGAACAGGCTCTTAATGGCTTCGATTGCGCCGCTGATTAAGTCCCTGGCGGTGTTAACAGGGTCAACGATTGCGGACTTGATGCCGTTGAAGATGGTAGTCACCACCGACACGATAGGGGCAAGTCCTTGGATGATGCCCACGATAGCGCCGACAGCCGCCGAGATGATGCCCTGGATGACGGGCCAGACAATCTGGATGTGCGTCTGAATCATCGTCATGGCGGTGTCAACGACAGCCGTGATCAAAGGCCACGCGACCGTCATTACTTCGCCGATTACGGTCATCGCGCCCGTGATTATCTCCTGGATTGACGGCCAGACGGTTTGAACCACCTGCCAGATTGAGTCGAACGCGCCCATCAGGTTCTGGATGCCCTCGCCCAAAGACTCCGACATCTTGGAGCCTAGTTCCTCGCCGAAAATCCGCTGGAGAATCGGTTCGAGCTTCGACGGCAGCTCCATGAACGCGTTTGCGATTGCGCCAGGAAGCTCGGTGAAGATGCGCGTGAATAGCGTTGCGAGCCTGGGTGCGAGGTTCGACGCCACAGCACCGACGGAACTCACGAAGTTCTCGAAAAGCTGGCCCACGTCCGCGTTCTCGTCCAGGATGCCCGTTAGCAGGTTCTGCCAGGACGATGACAACATTGCTATAGAGCCTGACAGGGTCTTAGTGGACTCCATCGCCGTGTTACCAGCGAGGCCCATGTCAGCAACGCCCTTTGAGAGCATTTGCGTCAGTGCTTGCTGGTACTCTGCGACGGGAACCTCGGTCAGCGATGTGTAAGCATCTGACAGATAGCCAGCCGCTTGCGCTTGCGCCAAGAAGTCCTTGGAGGTCTGGGGCAGCAAACCCGCGAACTGGTCAGCGATTGATTGATAGGATGATGTTGACCTGGAAATGAGCTGGTACTTCTGATTCAGCTCGTCCAGGTTTCGGCCCGTGCCCGACGCGTAATCGGCGATTGCCATCATTCCCTGGCGTGCCGTGTCGTAACCTCTTTGATCGCCCATGGTCTGAGCGAACGTCGCGCCTACGGAATTGATAGCCTCCAGGTATTGGTTGGCCGACATGTTGAGGTCTTTGTAAGCGTTGTTCGCATCGGCGAAAATCTGGGAGGCGTTCGCCTGGTCGAAGATTTTCTCCACGCCACCAGCCAACTGCTCGAACTGAGCAGAGCCTTGAAATGCTTGCGCGAACGCATCAGCGACTGCACTTGCCGCCTGTGTCGCAGCGTTCGCCAGGATGTTGCCTAACGCGACGGTGCCCGCGCCGATCGCGGAGCGTGCAGCGCCCGAGAACTTTGAGCCGAATCCTTGTCCGGCTGTAGTTCCCGCAGAATCAGTGGTCTTGTTGAAGTTGGACGCAAGCTTCGGAGTTACCTCCAAGTAGCCTGTGCCGACTTTAGTTCCGCCAGCCATGAAATCACCTCCTAGGTCTTGAAAGCTCTTCCATGAGCTTGTCTATCGGTAGCACCCGCGCCGCCAGCTTCCGTTTGTGCTTGAGCATGTAGGACGGCCCGATTAGCTCGGGTTTGCGTCCACGCTTGCGCTTGTCTGACATGCCCCACACGAACAGGTTGAAGTTGTTGATGAGGATTGCGAGCAGCACGTCAGTCAGGCTCCATGCCGCGTCCTTGTTCTGGGAGCGTGCGAGCCTGGATTCCTGCGGCAGCTGGACGGCCAGGGCAGCGATGTGCCTCGCGGTGTGTTCGCCGCCCATGGCTCTGTCCAGGTCGATGCCGTAGTATTGTTGGAGGTCTGCCCGAAGTTCATCCTCGTGCTCTGAAATGAGCGACGCGAGCGCATTTAGTTTTTTAGTTCGTCGGATTGCGCTTCGTTGATGGCCTGGATTACCTTGTCAAAGGAAACGGAGCCGCCGCCCATGGCCTCGATTACCTCGTCGATGTTCTTGACCATGCGCGAGTAGTATTCGACCAACAGGCCAGCTGCTTTCGCCGGATCCTGGCCATCTTCAGAAGCCTTCTGGAGTTCGGCCATGAGCTTCACGCCGTCCCAGGATTGGACGAACTCGTTATCGATGATGATTTCGGGTTTTTTCATTTACTCGCCCTTAGTTATAAGCGGTGTACTCGTAGCACGTAACGCCATTCTCATCGGCGATGTTGTTGAACGTCAGCTGACGCATATCGGATTGCGTGCCATCCAGAGTCGCTTCGCCACGCTCGGTCAATTGGGACTTCTGGCAATAGCGCTTCACGATGCCCTCGCGCGGAGCCGTCTCGATGACGATGTGGACAGGCTCCATGGTCTTGCCGTGGTGCTTGGCGGTAAGTTCGCCGTTGTTGCCCACGATAACCATGTCATCGCCCCACGTAAGTTTTGCAACATCCTCGTTGCACTGGATGGGCGTGAACGACACCTGCTCGGTGTACTTCGTAACGGTGGTGTAGACTTCCGTGCGGCCTTCCCATGCGGTGATGGACTCGGAGTCCGTGGACTCGGAAATCTGCACGCCAGCGTCACTGGTGAAACCAAGCAGCGTGAAGCCTGAAAGAGCCGTGGTCGCGTCCGTGGGGAGTGCAGTAGTAATCGGTGCGACGAAGATTGCGCCCGTCGCTTTACCTGAACCGACAGTTACCTGTTCGGCGTTCATAGTAGCCATAAGCTACCTCCTTTAGTTAGTCGACAAGCTGGCACGTCACGTCGTAGAGCGTCTGATAACGCGACATGTCGCTGTCTTCGTCGTAGAATTTATATGGGCCTGAATTGACCCGCATGGAGTGGACGCCCGATGGGAGATTGAGCAGCATCGCTTCGAGTCGAATCGCCAACGAATCGGACTCCGCTTGCTCCTGGGTCTGCGCCCACGTTTGGATTGCGATTATCGGGTGGTCGATGAGGTCGATTACCTCGCCGCCCGTGCGCTCGACCGTCACGAACCTGTTCGGGCGATTCTTGGGGACTTGGGCGAAAGCGCTGAACCCTAAACCGTCCAACCACGCGATGGTCTTCTCTTCGATTGAGTACGTCATTTCAGCACCTTCGCTAACGTGTTGTGCTCGTGGTTGTCCTTCATCGCCGCGTAGTTGCCCGTGTAGACAAGGCCGACGTAGGAATTCGATTTGCGCTCCACGTCGGCGACGTAATTAGGCGATTTGCCGCCTTTGGTTTCTTTCGTGGTGTGATCGTGCCACTTGGCGGTCTTATAGGACGCTGACATGGAGTTGGCCCTTGAAGCCTTCTCGTTGCAGATGCGCTCGATTTCCTGGCCGACTTCCTGTGACAGACCGATGGCACGACCGAGGTTCTGGCCGTTCCATTTGATGGTCAGCTTGTCAGCCATGGCACGCCTCCACTTCGACGGGCATCCACCAATCCGTGGGCGTGTTGTCCACTAAGTACGGTTTAGGCTCGCCGATGACGCGGTACTTCCCGTAGTTGGGAATCTCGATTTCGCATCCGCGCAAATCTCCCGTGAACGTCTTTGGGAAATGGAGCGTCAGCGCCACGTTCACGCCATCGGGTCTTGCGGCCTCCAGGTCTGAGGTCGCACTTGGAGCCACGAGAACGTTGTCCACGGGGGTCGGTATAGGTTGGCCGTAAACGGGATTCTTGAGCCTGTCCACGCCCGTCTGATTGGGCGTGAGCACGGTCACGGAAACGCCCCTAATCATCGGAGTCACCTATGCGCGGACGAATCGAGCCGATGTAGCTCGACGTGATGCCAAGCAGACGCTTCTCCATCTTCGTCAGGTACAGGTCGCCCGATGGGGCCGCGAAATGCTGGGTCTGCGAGTACGGCCCCGCCGTGATAGAGAACTGGTCAACGCCGATGGCCTCGGACGAAGCCATCGAGCGTTTGACCATGTCGCACGTGACAATCTTCAAGAGTTCAGCTTGCGCGGCGTCAGAGCTGTCCACGTCCACAAGCCTTGACAGCATCGCGGAAGCGTCCGCGAGCAGCGTTTCGGCTTGCTCCGCTTCGCTCTCGCTCAACGTGCGCCATCTAGCTTCTAAGTCGGATACTTCCGCGAATGCCATTATTGCTCCTTCTTAACAGTCCGCTTGCGCGGTGCTTTTGGTTGTGGTTTCTCGTCCTCGACTGGCTTGTAGCCACGGGCGATAAGACGCTCGGCCAAATCGCCCGTTGCTTCCACGAAGCCTTTCGAGTACGGTGCTTGGAGCCTCATTACGACGCATCCGTGAGACGTACGAACGCGGCGGCGTTCTTGACGACGAAGCCAAGCTCTGCTTCGACGCGAACCGCGAACATGTTGCGCTGCCAGAGGTTGATTTGGTTCGTACCGTCGTTGACGGTGGCCTGGTCGCTGATGGCGATGTTGATGCCGTCCACGATGCCGTAGCGAGCCTGCGCCCAGTCGCCAGCCACGCCGATGACGTTCGGAGTGCCAGCCTTGAACACGCGACGCGAACGCACGACGCGAGCACCGAGCAGGTTGGAGATAGCGCGGTCATCGTTTGCGCTCGGAATGAACAGCGGACGGTCGTTGCCGTCAGTTGCCTTGAGAAGCAGAGCCTCGGCCTGCGGGGATATTGCCCAGCCAGTCAGCTCAGCGTCGGTGGTGGCGATGGTCTCAAGCGCGGTGACGAGCTTGCTGTAGGTGCCAGTGCCGCCGATTGCGACTGCGGTTGCGCTGGTCAGCACGTCGAAGTTGGAGCCAGGAGCGGTGCCGCCGAACACGGTCTCATCGAACTTCTTGCCGATAGAGGCAGGAAGACGACGGACAAGCTCGGCGTACAGTGCGGGAAGGTCGCGGCGGAACTCGTTGGAGAACAGCTCGATGACGGCCAGTTTGTACGGGGTCATCTGCTTGCTGCCGAACGTCGAAGCGGACACGGGCTTCTCGGTGCTCTCTGCCGTCCAGTCTGCTGCGGGGTCGCCCGTTACGACGGGGATGGTGACGCCGCTGCCGGGGAGGTTGATAGGCTGCGCGAGTCGCATGATCGCGGACTCTTCCTGAGCGTTGGCCCAGATTTCAGCGGACAGCTCGGGAGGGAGCTGGATTCCAGTGGTGCCACGGTTGATGTCTACGGGGTTGGTTGCAAGAGCCATGATTACTCCTTAGATAAGGTCTTTCATCAAATCGGCGAACACATCGCCGTTCGATTTCTTCTTCTCGTTTCCTCTGATGATTCGGGAGCCGTTCGACGTGGGCGCTGCGTGCACTTGAGCCTGTGAGTTGGCGTACTCAGCGGCGAATGCCTCCATCGCTTCCTCGTCCGCGCAGTAGCTGAGCAGCGACACGGGAATACCGTTCTTCTCGGCGATTTCCTTTGCCTTCTCGGCCTTTGCTTTCTCGGCCTTGAGCCGCGCCAATTCCGCTTCGGCGGTTTCAGCACGCGCGATGGCCTTCTCCTGCTCGGTCATCTGCGCAGCCTTGAGCTTTTCCAGCTCTTCCTCGGCTGCGAGGGACTTCTTCGCCCTGGCCTCCCACTTGCGTGCTTCGGCCTTCCAATCGGTCTCCTTGGCATCTGGTTCGCCCTGCGGCTCTTCCGTCTGCGTCATGACCTCGTTGGTCTCTTCTGCCATGTCTGGCTCCCTTCTCGCCCATGCGGGCATAAAAAAAGCCGCTATGCAGCGGCTGAGTGGTGCCTACTTGCCATGCGGCTTTCGGCCTGTATGAAAAAAGCGCCCCGAGGGACGCTTAATTCCGATTAGTGCATGCCAGGGTTCTGGTAGCGCATGATCATCGTGATTTCGTTGCGCGATGACCACGGAGAGTCTTCCTGGCCGTTTCTATAGCGCTCGTTGTGCCGTTCCTTGGCCAGTTCGATGCTCTGTTTCAGCTCTTCTGGCATATCGCCGCGCCTTAGTTCGTCGGCCCGTTCGTACTTCTGCCTGTATTCGTCGAGCCGTTCGCCGTAGTTCTCCACGCGCGGGTCTTTGTCCCAGGACGGGACGATGCGGCAATCGCAATTAGCATGTGCGTGCGATGCGGTTTCTTTCGAGTTGTAATCGAAGCCTCTCGACGCGAGCATGATGCAGAATGCGCACGTTTCCGCGCCCGTGGGAACACGCGCCCATTTCGGCTTCTTCGGGTCTCTGATGGCGTTCTGCTCCACGCATTCGTTCGCCGTCTTCTTGATTTCGTAATCGATGCGCCCAAGAAGCGCGGTTGTCAACGCTGGGGCATTGTCGTCCACCGCGTATCGCATGAACGACCTCACCGCGCCCTCGGTGGCCTTCGGGTCGTGGGCGGATATCGCCTCTGCGGTGAATCCGTCCGAAATGCCGAACAGCTCGCGGAGGCCGTCGTAAAAAGTCGCGGACAATGCCGCAGCGTTCATGGAGTACGGCCCCAGGATGGCATTCATAGCCGCGATGATTTCCTCACGCGCAACTGCTATATCGTCCAGCGTAATGCGCTGTAATGCTTGCGCTATGCGCCGCTTGGCGTCTTCGGAGATTCCGTTGAGCAAACGCGTGAAGTTGTCTATATACCTCTGCGGGATGACCATGTTTATTCACCGAACAACTGATTGACCATGAGCTGCGCGTTCTGCTGCGCAATCTCGGTCTCGACCTTGCGCCGCGTATCTTCCGCAAATCCGATTTGCTCGAAGAACACGTCCGTGCCGCCGAATCCGGGCACGACCGACGCGATCTTGACCATGGCATCGGCCTGGGAGACAACGGACGGCATAGCGGGATTTCTGAACCCAGGCGTGAAGTCCTTGAAGCGGTCGTCCAGTTCGTCCACTGGCGTGTCAAGCTCCCCAGCGATGGCCATGGATGCCAGCGACTTGAGCGAATCCCTCTGGCCGTCGTTGAAGTCCTCGCACTCGATGATTAGAGGCTCGGACGCCGCGTAGATTGCTTCTGCTGATGCGGGGTTGTCGTGGATTACGCCCAGGGACGAAATGGGGACGTTCGTCTCACCAGAGAATCGAGCCGCCAGGCTGCGCATGTAGTCGGTGTGAGGCTGCATCGAGCCTTGCGACAATTGACCGAATACGGGAAGCTCACCGTTCTCATCTCGACCCACCGCGAGGATATTACCGATGTAGGCTTCCCACTTGGTTTTTCCGTTTGGATTGTTTGGATTAGCGAACGCGTCCTGGTCAACACCTAGCAAGTACTTCTGCGGGGACGTGAAGAATTCCGCGCTGATTTCGGTTCGCAGAGCTTCGCGCACCGCGCTATCCGTGATGGACATGACCGCACGTGAAATCCTGGACTGTCCGAACGGTTTATCGAAAGTCGGGCGGTAGACAATCGGCTCCATGGTCGGTCGGCCCATGCTGTAAGGTTCTGCCCACCAATCGAACCATGACCTTTCGATGGTGCAATGAACCGCCGCGTCGTCGGTGTACATGGTTAGCTGGTGCGGAACTCCGTCGCGGAAGTCATCTACCACCATGCCGTAGGCGATGCGGCCTTTTCCATCGTCCCATCGTGCGGCAGCTCGTTCAGCGGACGCGAACTCGATTATCGACTTGCCGTCCGCGTTAAGAGAAACCGTGCCGAACGAGCACGAATGGATGAGCGTCGATTGCACCGCTTGACGGTTCTTCACGCGGAGCCTAGAACGCTCGTCAATGCCGTTGAGAATCGACTGCACTTCTTGGTCGGTCGCGGAGAATCCGTCGAACCTGCATCGCACGGCCATGGCGTCCACGGCTTTCTGCGGCCATCCGACGATGGTCTCGACGTTGAGCAATTGCGGCGGGATGGAGATGCCGAAATCTTTCAAGACGTTCTTGCCGTTGTAGTAGCGCATCTTGAGCCGATTGCGTATCAGCTTCGCCGCCCACAGGTTGAGCAGGTCTTTCAGCATGTCTTCCCATTCCTCTGGGAAGTCGGAGGACACGTTGACCGCTCGTGCGGTCGGATAGATCGAACCGATGTTATGCCAGGTATCAGGTTGCATCAGAACACAACCGCCTTTCTCTTCGGGTCGCGTTTCGTTGTCATCGCGCCGAACACGGCCAGGGCCGCGCTCTCGATGATTTCTGGACGCTCGCCGCCGAAGCCGAAGCCTCCAGCGGAGCCGATTTTCCGTTTGACAGAAGATTCCGCAGAATCGTCTAGCGCATCGTCTTTCAGATGCGTTAGCTGGCCGTCTGTGAGCATGTTCATGAGCATGGAAGCGGAGTTGATGCACTCCGAAGTCCCGATGACGTTCACAGCCTTCTTGGACAGGCCGTTGTTAATCAACCGACGCTCCAATTCCTCCGCGCCGCCCTTGCCGTCGATTTCCACGATCGCGATGTTCGAGGCGTTTCGTTTGATGAGGTCTTCCACCCACCTGAATCCCATCGTGCCCGGATTCTGCGCGATGAACTCAACGTGGCATTTCTCGGAGTCGAGCTTCATGGCGAACGACACAGCCACCACAGCGCCATCGGCTGAAATCCTGACGCCAGCCGCCAACCTCTCGTACTCGGTCGGATGCTCCGCTGTGAACGGTTCCCACAGCTTCGCAGGAATCAGCTTCTCTCCAGTGGACTTGACCGACCACCATCCGAGGCGTTGATGAGCGAATCGCTCTGGTTCGGTGTTCTCGGACTCGGACTCGACGGTTTCCTCGGCGATGAGGATGCCCAGCGACGGGTTGACGCGATGCCACAGCTTCCTGTCGTGCGGGTCTGGCACTTTTCCACCGCAGCCAGCGCTCCATTCCGTCCAGGCTGTGGACTTGGACTTGCCGCTTAGCGCATCGTTGCGGATTTTCTCGTACACCAGGCCGTAATCAGATTCTTTAGGAGGCGTGCCGTTGTATATGACCTGCGGCCCTCTGTCCGTTCTGCACGCTGAGATTGCGAACAGAAAGGACTCTTGCGCCGCATGATCTAACGCTTGCGCCTCGTCGAAAATCAGCAATGAACCGTGCTGACCGTCGCCACCATTGGAAGTACGCGCCAGGAACTTCATCGTCGCGCCGCTTTTGAGCGTTATCCGCTCGCGTCCCAGGGCCGTGCCGATGCCGTTCGGTGCCAGAAACTTGCGCAGCGCCTTGGACTCGAACAGCCTTCGCGCTTCCTTGAACGTCTCAGTGGAGGTCTTCTGTAGCTGCGAGGTGTACAGCACGGAGCCGCCGTAAAACAGCATTTCCACCGCCGCCCTCGCAATGATGAGCAGCGTCTTGCCGTTCTGCCGTGGAGTTTCATTTCCCGCGCTCTTGGACGTCCACTTGCCGTCTTCACCGTAACCAAGCCAACATTCGAGAAGGAACGCTTGCCAGTCCATCAGCGGAGTACCCGCCCTGTCCATCAGCTCGATGGCGTCCAGGCAGTCGTTCTCCACGAACTCCGGCACGACGTAATCAGTCGGCCTTTGGTTTCCTGTGGCGTAGGACGATGGCAGCGATTTCGTCATCTTCGTCTTCGCCGTTCTCGATTGCGTCAATCTCCCGTATCGTCTCCCTGTACTGCCTGGACAATGCCGCCAAATCGCGCATCGATTCGCATTGATCGATGGCGGGTGCCAGAATGCCGTCGCGCAGCTCCTGGAGCTGTGCCAGTCGACCTTTTTTGTTTTTTAGGGCCATGTGGAAATCACCCTTGTGTAAATTCTGCTA